AATCTGATATCATCTGGACCATCTTGCTTAACTTTACCTCCTTGTCCCCACATTAAGTAAGTCTCAATGTCAGTTGCAATTTTAGAAAGGTGAGCTGCTTCCATGTTTGTCAAGAAAGTTCTAGACAAATCTCCATTATCAAATGCTTTTTTAACAGCATCTTTACCCATAACTTTAACCATATCTTCTAAAGATGTGATTGAAGGATCAGTAACATTTTTGTCAAATGTTCTCCAGATCTCAGTTACAGGAACTGTACCATCTGCATTCATACCACCTTTGATCATTAAGTCTGCTCTAGAAGAGATAGAATAATGTACGTGAGCTTCTGCACCACCAACAAAGTTATAGTATTCACGGAAACCAGCTTGTGTGATGATGTCAGAGAATCTTTCACCATACTCACCTCTTGCAGATCCTTTTCTAAAGAATCTTGTTCCATTAGCTAAATAAGCATTATCTAAGAATCTAGTGTTGTCATTGTTTACAAGTTGAACTGTGTAGATAAATGCATCACCAACAGGAAGAATATCTTCATCTGTAATGTACAATTCCACACCATTATACTTGTCATAAGTAACAATGTCACCGTGACCAAACTCTCTACGGCTTAATTTAATTTTGAAGGTTGTACCATCAATACCTTTGAAAGTATTAGTTGGTTCAATATCTTCAATAACATATGGAAGATCTGTAGAGACAGGAGTCTGCCACTTATACTCTCCGCGAGCATTATCAACCATAATTACATTTTTGCCACCAAAGCTAGAAAGCTGGTAAAGGGGCATTTCTACTTTTTGAGCCATAGCCCAAAGGTCTACTGGACCTAAATCCATAGGTTCAGCATCTTTTAACATATTCACTAAGTGATATGAGTCTACATGCGATGAAGCTTGGTAGGCTGTATCTCTCAGGAATATCCCATTGTTTAAAATTGGAGTTGCCATTTTTATATTTGTTTTATTTGTTACTTAATTAAAATCTCTTGAAGAATCCTCCTCTTGAGAGTGTTTTTTGTGCTGGTTTGCTTGTTCTTGTTTTTGTATCATATTCTCTATCATCATTTACAGAAGAAGTAATTTTTCTTGATTGCTCAGTTTTTAATTGTCTTACTACTTTTTCTGTAGCTTGCTTACCACCCTGTTCTTTTATCTTTGACTTGTATCCATTTGGATCTGCAAGTAACCAAAGTGCTTCTGCAATTAAATCATGTCTTGGTTCTACAAACTGATATTTTTCTAATAAGTGGCCCAACAAGTTTGTAGGTTTACCAGATATAGATGGATAATTAGGTTGTACTAATCCGGAGTATAACATACTTTGTACTTTCTTATCTAATCTTATTCCACCTATCTCACCATTAACAAGAGTGCTGTATACATTATCCGTATAAACTCTTGCCGCTTCTTCTTGTTGTTGCCTTTTTAATTCTTGTTCTGCAAGTTGTCTAGCAACAATTTCTTCTTGCATTCTATCTAACTTTGGTTTAAACTGGTTAGCCTTTTGTTTAAGTCTATCCATGTCTTTCCAGTCATTGATTTCTTCTTCAATTTCTTCTGGAGATCCAAAATTGGTAGCATATAAGTATTGTCTAGCAATTTCTTCTTGATCATACTCATTATCTGGATCTAGTTGTCTCATCTCCTCTACTTGAGCTAGAGTTCTAAAGAGACCTTTAAGATCTTGTCCACCATCTGCTACATACTTTGCTGCAACTTGAAGCTCTTCAGGAAGTGCATTAAAAAATTCTTTTGGAGTATTTTCTCTGATTGCATTTTCTCTTTCTTGAAAATTTGCTTCAAATAACTCTCTAAAATCCTTTGTTGTATATTCCTCTAGTGGTTTATCATCATCAAATGGAATTAGAGTTCCTTCCTCAATCATTTTAACTGCAAGATCTGCAAGACCTGATTTGTCAATCTTTGGTCTTCCTTTATTGCCGGCATCTTCTTCCTGAGTAATTAGATTATCTAACTCAGCAATAGTTTCTTCAACTTCTTCTTTCTTTGCTGCTTCTTCTTTAGAAACAGGCTTGTCAAGGAACGAGGTGTCTGTAGTCTCTTTAGAAAATACAGACTTTGGTTTTTCTTCTTCTTCTGCTGGTAGCATTACATTTTCTGCCCCCGGCATTCCAAACATCTCATCAATATTAACATCTACACTGCCTACTGTTGTAGAGTCTTGTACCTGACCTTTGTCAGATTTGTTTTCTAATTCTTCCATATTTGTTGGTTTTGTTTATAATTTAATATAAGAAATAAACTTCAAAAATTTATGATAATAAAATTTATTTTTCGCACTATATAGCTAAGTGCTATTCTTTTTCTTTGTTTTTGTTTTTATTATCGTATTTATTTTTGTTTTCTCTGGCTATTTGCAGCTGTTTATCTGCTATTTCTTTCTGTGCCATGATCTTTTCTCTCTCTATATCCATCTTCTGAGACTGTCTTAAGTTTTCATTAGATTGTTTTTCAATCTGTAGATTAGTCTGTTGCTCATAAGCTTCTGACTGTCTTATCTCTTTCATGGCATCTGTATAATCAGATAATTGATTTTTATTAACATCCGCCATAGATCCATAACCTGCTGATTTAATTTCTGCAACCAAGATATCTCTTTGTCTATCTTTTTCTTTTTCAGCTGCTTGTGCATCAAGTTTCATCTTCTCAGTCTGTTGCATAGACTCCAATTGTTGTTGTTGCATTTGCTGTTGTTGCTGTAGTTCTTGTTGTTTCTGAGATGATATTTTATCTTCAGAAGCTTTAAGAACATGATTAAGTTCTGCAATAGAATCAGATTGTACTATTCTTCCAAGATCATAGATACTTGCTCCAGTAGTATTATTTTGAATAGCCATTTGTTTTAACTGCTCTAATACAGATCTATGGTTAGCAGTTGTGGAGCAATATATATTTAAATCTCTCATTAAGAGATCTGTGCCATTTACCTCAAAGTTTACTTTCTCATCTGCAGAAGTTGTATATGTAAGTCTTGCAGATGGTTTTGTAGAATTATAGTATTGTGCTAAGTCAGTTCTCATTTGATGAACTCTTGGCATTAGATAATCACAGTGTTGTATAAAGAATACTTCTGTTTGTGCATATGATGCTTGTAGAGCTTGTTCTACTCCTGTAGCTGTAGTTTGAGATAATTGTTGACCCATTCTTTGTGGGTTAACACCTATTACTTCATATGCTTGTTGCTTAAAGTGATTAGCTAAACTAATTCTTGACATTAATCTTTCTGTCTGAGAAAGATCTAGTTTTTGAAAATGCTGGAAGTTTAATGCATTCTCTGTATTTGTAATAGATGTATCCAAAGGTAACATCTGGAAGTTCTTCATTGCAACATATGCTTTAGCATAGTTTCCTTTACCCCAGTCTTCTCCAAGAGAATGTTTAGGTAGAGTATTCTGATCAAGCATAATAATAGTACCTAGTTCATCTACTAAGATATCTGCAATCTGATTGTTTACAATATTATATCCAATCTGATATGGCTTCATTAGATCTATAAGTGCAGTAGACTTAGTATTTCTATCTGAGAATACTGATCCTTCTACAGGTAACTTACAACCATATAAACTTTGATCTCCTTTAAATTGGAACTTTAATGCTCCAATTTTATTTTTTTGTACACCAATATATATTGGAGAAAATCCTCCTGGATTATTCATACCCCAGAAAGAAGGAATATTTGGACCAATTTTAATACCACCCCAAACTTCATTAATCCAAATCCAATCTATATGCTCACCTTGTACAAGAGTATCTTTAGTTTTGTTTTTGAATAATCTATTATCATATATTGGTTTATCTGTTACTTCATAGTCTTCTGTAATGATTTCATTTGTAACTTCTCCAGTTTCTGAAATCTTTGTAAGGTGACCAACTTTTCTTTGTGACTTCCAATATGCTGTAGTTACTCTTAATAGATATGCAGTACCTTGATCAAAGTAATCTTCACCTTGTGAAAGTATTTGATTTATAATATCACCACCATCTGTAATTGAGTTTGCAACTGCAGTTGTATACTGTCTATATGCAAGAGAAGGCATATTAACATTCCATTCATGAGATTTTGTACCGTCATAATATGTACCATCATTTTGATATCCACCAACTATATAACCACCAGATCTAATAGGATAGATTGCTTCTAGTGCCTTTAATTGTTCTTCAGACATAATGTATCCAAACTTGTCTATTACATCTGATACAGTGAACATATCTATCTTACCTACCCAGTTACCTTGAGATATATATCTTGCATCTGGAGATTTGTGATAGAATGTAACTACTGGATTCCAGAGTTCTACCTCATAGTCATCTTCCATCATGTGAAAATGCCAGAACTCTCTATCTGTAATAAGCATGTCTCTAAAGGCTCTTTCCTCTAGCTCATCCATTCTAAATCTTTCAACATCTACTTTATGCTGATGATATGCCCACTGCTCTATCATAGATCTATAGTCTTTCTTAAAGAAAGATTCTATCTCTGGTAATGTCTTAAGATTTTCTGGTGATACTTGTTCTTGTACTTCAGGTGCTTGAGGATCTATCCCTTGCTCTATTAATGCAGTAACAATTTTTAACTGTGCATCTGCTAAAAGAGTTTCTTCTACCATCTGTCTCTTTTCTTCTAGCATCTCATTATATGAGAACTCATCTATTGCCCGGTATGTTAGTTTGGTTGATCTTTTTGCAAACTCTGCAACTAATACATTAATTACATTTGGAATAATAGGGTAGAACTTTAATTCTAGAGCTGTTGCTTCTTCTCTAGTTAATACTTCTACTATATCTCTATACTCATTATTCTCTTCAATTATATAATCTGTTCTATCAATAATCCCTTTTGCAAGTTTATAGTTTTTCATTAGTCTTCTTGCATTTCTTCTGATTTGCTTAAGACCATTCCATTCTAACCAGTCTAAGTTCCAAGCTGCCCATTCTTCATCTTTATCTTTCTTAGATAAAAACTGTAGAGGCTGGGTAATACTACCCATCCTGTTCTGTTCTGTTTTAGCTCCCTTTTTTAACTGTAATGCGTTATATACCTGCATAGTTATTTTATATTTTTAAATGGTGATTTTTTAAATACTGAACCATTTGTTAATCTACCGTTATTACCCATATGCCTAAATGGACTACTATTTAATTTAAACAAATTTTTGGACTTTTGCAAGTTTTTAGCAGCATCATCTGTTATAGTTCTTTTTGTATATCCTCTATTAGAATATTGAATTCTCATGAAAGCAACTAATGCTGTAAATGAAACCAATCTATCCACGTTAACACCATCTGCATATTCTTGCATCTCTTTTAATAACATTGGATCTGGTATTCTTTCTATACCATATTTAGTTTTTACAATTGTACCATCTGGTTTTGTTTGTACATCTAGTTCTTCTTTACAGTATTCAATAGCATAACTTAATAAGTGACCCTTAAATAAATTACCGGTATTTCTCCAGCCATACTCCTGGTATACGTTAGTATTTGCACCAAGATCTTTTAAAAACATAATCTGGCTTTTTGGAACTAGATATCTTTGTTTCTTTTTAGATATCATATATTGTATAAACAAAGACACGTTACTTTCTATAAGTGCCCATGCATTATACCACTCTATTATGAGCTCTAGTTTTTGGTGAGTTTTATTAATATCATCAAATCTACCACACCATGCAGCTACTATTTTATCTTGTTCTATATATGTTTCTGTTTCTATACCAGTGTGTTTAGTCACCTGTATTGGTGCTTTCATTACATATATAGAACATAAGGAGTCTGATGTTGTTGTTTTGCCCTCAGACACTGGGTCAATAGATGCATAGTACTGACCAAAATCTGGATCTTTAATTGGTCTTTCCCATACAACAAGAGTTCCTGTTTTATCTTCTAATTTTTTAGGTACAGGAAATTGCATGATAGGTAACTTACTAGTTTCCTTTACTTTGGGTTTACCATTCTCATCATAGAATATATCTAAGAATTCATATGCATATTCTTTCTCATCTATTCTTCTCTGTTGTGCAGCAACAAGATGTGTAGGAAATACTGAGACTGATCTATGTGCAAATGCTTCTTCAATATTTCTTGGGTGCTGAGATATTCTTAACTGATAATCTTCAGGAGATAAGTCTTTTTTCCACTGTTCAAATTGATCTTCTAAAGCTGCTAATGCATCTTCTACAAGTGAATTACCATATTGATCTATATGTGGTGGCATAGACCACTGCTCAGGAATAAACAAACCTGAGAGACCTTCTGTTCCTTTACTATCTATAAGATTACTTTCTATTGCATATATATCTTTAGATGTAGGATTAAGTATCATATCTTTAAGTGGATTACACTGAGATAAATCTCCCACTGATCCTGCTGCTATAAACATACCTGTAGTAATTAAACCAGATCTCATTGCTGGTCTCATATACTCATATGTTTGATCCATCTTTGGTGCAATACCTGCTTCCTCATGGAAGAAGAATTTTACTGGACCACCTACACCATTTGTAGGATCTTTCTCAAATGACATGCCTTGCATTGTACCTTTAAGACCAACTTCATTCTTTCTATCTCCTTTTCTAACTTCAATCTTCTGTTGCCACATCATTACTTTATGTGGCGTCATTGGTCTATACCAAGCAGTATGTTCATTTAAGAAAGCTGCATACTCATCTAAGAACTTCCATGAACCTTTCTCATTTATATAGTCTTTTAGACTTGCTCCTATTTTCAAAGTGACCCCAGCTTCAAACCAAATCTGGTTTAACAGCTTAGCCATGTGAAAATAAGAAGAAGCTATCTGACGTTTTTTAAGAATAGCTACATGCTTGTAATTGAGCTCTGCCAAAAGTTCATAGAGTGCCATGTGATACTGGGCATCACGTATTTTTGCAAAGTCAAAAATTTGTTGTTCTTTATCAAATATTGGTAAGAAGTTGAGCCACATGTAATAATCTCTTGTAACATACCAGGTATTTTTTCCTGATTTGTAGATAACTCCTCTTCTGCATCTGAGCTTTTGGTCATCCCAGTAATTGATAAAATCTTTGGATTTAAATGGAGAGTCGCAGTAATATCCATCTGCTCTGAACTTTCTTGATTCAGAATTAAATAATAAGCTAGTTTCATCAAAGTTATATTTACCAGGTTCTTTAAAAATATCTCTTAAAAATGTAGCAAACTCTTCTCTTGAGGAAAAGTCTGTAATAGTCCAGTTGCCATTATCATAAGTTGGTATGTTTTCAAATATCTCCATTATTGATCATATGCCATTCCAATACCACCTCTTACTCTACTAGATTGTTCTTCCTGTAGATCTTTATAGGCACCTTTAAATGATGCTCTAATCTGTTCAAAGTTTTTTGCTGCAGCTACCAGAGAGTTAATATTACCATCTCTACCGTGTGAGATAGGTGTAGTCTCCATATATTTAGCTAATCTATCTAACATAGATGCAATACCTTTATATGCTCTAGATGTAGGTGTTTCATACATTCTCTGACAGAACTGTAGTGCTATAAAGATATCCTGATCTTCTGTAGAGAACTCTGCATCTATCTGTTCAAGTATGAGAGATTCTTTATCTACTTCTGGTGTATAAAAGAATGGGTTCAAGTCTGGATTAGGGCAGGTCATGTAAAACAAGTATTGGTATATCTTGATATAATCATCAGGATAATTATCCATTACCATCTTAAGTGCTTTTAGTGTATAGCAATGTTCTGTAGGAATTACTTTGCCGTTCTGTATATCAAATAGTTTTACAATCATTTCTTTTTAATATTATTTCTATTATCATGTAAATAATGCATAATAGCTGTTACTTCATCTTTTAAATATGGGATGTCTATTTGAATTACATCTTTTACAATTGGGTCTCCATTATCATCATATCTGGTAAGTGGATATCCATATCTATCTTCTCCTTCTGTTTCAAATAGTATATGATGAATAAACATTCTTCCGGGTTGCAATTTAGGATTGTGTTTAAGTATCATATACATATAGATACTTAACTGTAAACAGTAATGATTAAAGTTGCAATCATCTAAATTAGATAAAGGTGGGAGTAACTTTTCAGAAACTCCCTCCCAATCTTTGTAAGATTCAGTCTTGATCTCTTTGTTGGTTTTATAGTCAATAATGTTTACACATCCATTTACTACTTCTACAAGATCAGACTGTCCACAGATTCCAACTGATTTAAGATAAACCATATGTTCTGGATACACGCCTGGTTCTAATTTTTGAGATGGTGCTAATTTAATTCCATTTGTTAAATCATTTGGTTTAAATACTGGAACAGTTATTCCTTCTCTTTCTATTGATGCTAAAGAACATAAGTCAGCTTCTCTTTGGTTATGATAAAATGTACCAAGAGTTACTGCTCTTTCTGATTCAGCATTCCAAATGGATATAATATCTTTTGGGTTTATATTAAACCATTTAGATCTTTTATTTTTAGAAACTTTTTTTGCAATCTTTTCTGCATCAAAAGGTTTCTTAAAATGAGATACTAGTGTGGTAACACTAATCCAATTTATTTCTGAACCATCATTGCTTTTATAGCTATGATCTTTTGCATTAAATACTATACTCATAACTTATCCAATTGTTCTTCTTGTTCTTCTGTAATAATTGCTTGCCATTTACCAAGTGGACATTCAGATGATAATGATCTTGTTTTAAAATTAAGTGAACATCCACACTCATTACAGCAAGGTGCTGTTCCTTTTACTGCACACTTTCTACCTTTATGCTCACACTCATCACAAATATCATATCTGAGTCTAGATATTTCTTCCACTGTCTCATCTCTAATGACAGAGTTTTTAATACCTTCAAATATCTGTGATCTATTTTGCCAGATTAGATTAAGTACATTTTTCATTT